TTAGTTTTTAACTCTTCTGTTGATGATTCTACTTTTTCATTACTTAACTCAAATGTTGCTAATTTTAATTCAGTTCTATCAGGGCTTATATCTTTTATAAAAAATTTAGATGCTATTTTAGCTTCTGAATATAAATTATCTAAAAAGTTATACAATAACCTTACATCGCCATTTTCATATCCTAAATCTTTAGCATCTAAAACTGGGTCTAAATATATGTTAGAAGCACCATCTTTACCTGCTCCTGCAGAATTAGCTAATTGAGTGTACTTTGAAAAGTTTTGATCAGATTGTAGTAGTTGGTTATCTAAAGAGTATACGTGTACTTCCAGTTTGTTAGAATCTTTTGCAAATAAATTATTTATGGCAAATTTAGATACTATACTAGATTCAGACTCAGGAATAGAAGGTTTACCCTCAACGACTGAAGGATCTAAACTATTGATATTATACGTATACTTAGCCACCTATTACTCTGTGTTTGTTTGTAGTAGTTGTAGTTCAAACAACTGTTGATTAAGTTCTTGGTTTTGTAATCTTAACGACGCAATTTCATCCAGAAGAGGTTGAATATCTTCAGTGTCTTTTTCAAATTCTACTAATTTAGAACTTTCAGTAATTAACTCAGTGTGGGATCTTTCTCCTTGTAAAGGTATTTCGAAGTATAACTTTTTGTATTCTACAAAAAATTCTTCCACAGTCATATCATCCTCAACTTCAACAGGTTGTGTAAAAGTTTTAAACTTATTATCAACTACCTTGTTAAACTCGTCTTTATTATAGACCGTTTTTTTAATTCTAACTTCATTAGCCATGTCTTACTACCTTAAAGATGTTTTTATTATCAAAGACAACAGTACTACCATTTATAACAGATTTTATCAAAAGTCTGTAATGTCTTTCTGGTTGAAATGTGTCCATGTATATGTTAAAGTAACTGCTTGTATTATCAGCACTTATTTTAGTATACACTGTATCAAAATCTACTATCATTTCACCGCTAAATTCATCTTTAATACCATAATAAGAAGCTGCAGGTAGTTTATATTCTGTTAAGTAAACTGAACCTGTAGTGAATGTTCTTGTTGGATATTTAGGTCTAGCAGATACTCTAAACTTTACTATATCAGAATCAGCATATTCTTCTTTATTGTTTTTAATTGATACAGTTGCAATATCAGTATTAAGTTCAGTTAATGTACTGTCATACACGGTATCGTTATGTTTAAACTCTAAATAAGGAGGAAATATTGTATTAGTATTGGAACTAAAATACTTTAGTGTTATAGATTGAGATAGATAATTCTCATACGAATCTTCTAACTTTAACAATATACCATAATTAGGTAAACTAGAACTATAGTGTGATGAAACTATATTTGATACATCAATGTCTAAATCATGTGTTGATGTTAAATCGTTTGTTTTACTACCCGATACACTAGAAGATATAAAGTCACTTCCTAAATTACTCCATTCAGTTGTTGCTGCATCTTTATACTTCCAACTACACCCTGTTCGGTTTACAGGAGCATCGTTACCTTTTCCTGTTCCGTTAGTCCATGAAGACGATATTGGGTATGCTTCAATAGTATAAGATGAAGGTAACTCAGTTGCATTAGCTAACGAAAGGTGTATACTAGCTGAAATACTACCTGTTATAATATTATCTACTGCATGAGTAATGTCTGTAGATCTAAACTGAATTAACGTTCTTTTGGTTCTTCCTACTGCTGGATCTGTTGGGTCAGGGTAACCTGCAATCTCTACAATTTCATCCAAACCAGCATTACCGTATAAGCCTGCTGTTGTAGGTTTACTGTTTATATACGTATCCTTCTCAGGAAAAATTCTATATATTGCCATTTTATATTGCTGTTACTCTTCCTTTAATATCTAAATCAGGAAACTTTACTTCAAAAATACAAGGGTCATAAGATGGGTAAACTATATTATCTTTTGTTGCTCCTTCTGTATCGTAAGCATATCCTGAGTAATTACCTCCAGCTAAATTCTTTATCTTTATATCTTTAACTGTTTGAACTCCTTTTACTTTATCTAAAGCAGTATAAAGTTCTGATAAATTTATAGGCTGGTTTATATTTCTTTTTGTCGTCTTAAAATAATCTTTTAGTACTTGGGTACACCTTGTTAATACTTCTCTTGAAGCATAATTAGGTAATGTGAGTACTTCATATTTTACTTCTAAATTTACTACAAATGCATCCTTTATATCTAATGCATCAGTTATCATCATATATTGAGATAAATATTTTCTTAGGTTTTCTTTAAGTGTGTTGGATGCTGTAGTTAGTTTACCATCAACATCATATGCTAATACATACAATGATAATGCTAAAGGATTTTTATCTAATACACTTCTATCTGAATTAGCTAATAATTCTCTAGTTACGTATGCTTTAGCTATTGCACCAAATTGAGAAGGCATTGCTAAAGCTCTTACGGTATAATCATCAACTGTAACTGTTCTACCTTGTTCTGCAAAAGAACGTAATGCATTTTGTCTTAATTCTTCAACCGTATCTCCATCTTTACCTCCTGTTGCAGCTTTAGGGTTATTGAATGCTAAAGTACTTACTTTACTATCATCAGTTGCAGTAATAGTTCCTAAACTAGTTTTGTTAGTTACAGTATTGGAAGGAACGTTACTACCTACTCCTCCTCCTGTTAAGTACCTTATAGTTAAAGTTGTATTAGAAGGAGCTAACCCGTATGTTCTAGAAAATAATACGTTAGATGGATCATAAGCTATATCAATAGCATTAACTGCATCTTGACTTCCAAACTTAGTAAGTAAAGTGGGGTCAGGTAGGAAAGCTTCATCATCAGCACTTATTATACCAGAACCAAATTGTATTTGCAAAATACCTGTTGACGTAAATCTTGTTACAAATCTTCTAGGTACTTTAGTAAGTTGAACAGTACTTTTAACTAACTCATTATATGAGCTTTGATTATTTTTTTCTAAAAATATAGTGTCTTGACCCAAGAAAGGTACCTCATAGTAAATGTTACCATCACTATCGGTAATATCTAATACTCTAATTATATCATCTGCTTCTATTTCAATGGTCTTAAATTTTTCAGCTGAACCTATTGCTTCAGTTTTAGTATTTACAGTACCTGAATATGCTTTTACGGTCTTTTTAAGTTGAAATACAGAAGGTAAATTTGTACCTGAATCTATAGTCGTTATAGTAACTTCAGTCGGATCATAAGAACTACTAAATTTAAAGTCTATAGATGAATCTATAATGAAATTAGTATCATTAGTGTCTGTTGCTCCTACTATAGCTCCACCAGATATGAATAATGCTTGGTCAAAGTCTGGTGTGTCTCCTCCAGTTATAGGATCTACCTCTTGAGTAACTTCTAATTCTACTTCTGATGCAGTAGTTACTTTAGGTCTATACCCCATCATATACGCCATTGTATATAGATTTTGAGGGTTTTGAGCATGTTGTAAAAACGTTTCTTGTAATTGAGTGTCTTGGTAAAACGATAGAACATCTCCTACGTAAGATGCCATTTCAATAAACATCATACCTGGAGCTGTAGCTGAAAAGTCATTATAGCTATCAGGAAAATATTGTTTGGCATACTCAACAAGTTGCGTTCTAAAGTCTGAAAACTCTCTATTGATATATTTTATGTCTCGTTGTTCAGCCATTATTGTTCAAAATTTATTACTAATTCGTCTTCTATGTTAGTTTCTTTTACTCTATAAGACATTGAAAACGAAACAGTGTTGGTATCTGGGTCTCCTATGGTTTGTATTTTATCCACTGCAACTCTTGGGAAGAAAGCTTCCAAGTCGGCCTTGATAAGTGCATCTATCTGTGCAACTTTCGATTCAGTTAGTTGATCGAATAGTAATCTTTGTAAACCATTCCCGAATGTAGGGTTCATATACCTTTCACCTTTACCGGTAAGAAAGTAATTTATTAAATTATTCTTTATTGCTTCAGCTGAGGTAAATGTTGAGTTAAAGACAGCTTTAC